GAGATCTAGGTGGGACTAAAGTTTCAAATCCAAGTTTAAAAAAATACTACGGCAAGATGATAGACGCTCCAGGTTTTAAAGAGGGCGGTTCTCCTGCATGGACTAGAAAAGAAGGCAAATCTGAATCAGGTGGATTAAACGCTAAAGGTAGAGCAAGCTATAAAGGTGGCACATTAAAAGCCCCAACAAAATCTAAAACAAGTTCTAGACGTAAGTCATTTTGTGCACGTATGTCAGGTATGAAAAAGAAATTAACATCATCTAAAACAGCTAGAGATCCGGATAGTAGAATAAACAAATCTCTACGAAAATGGGACTGTTAAATGAGGGATACAAAACTCCTTGAAACCTTTTTAAAAAACAACTATAAGAAAATCAAAGAAATGAGTCTCTTTAGACATTTAAAAAAAGAAGTTGATTCAGGTGCTAATGGAACTCAAGACTATATAATTAAAAAAGGTCCTAACAAAGATAAGGTGGCTAAGAAATGAAAAAACAAAAAGTTAAAAAAGTTAAAAAAGTAATTAAAGGTTTAAAGAAAGCTTCTAAATTACATGCAAGCCAAGCTAAAGTTTTAAAAAAAATAATATGAGAGAAGCCATATTAACGGCACTGGAAGATAGATATAATGCGCAAATATCTGAAGCAGATGCTACACTTAAAATTTACTTAGAAAACTCTGTAGGTATTGGAGAACATCCACAACATATAGAAGAAGTAGATAAACAAATAGAAAAGATTGCAAATGCTGAAGAAAAGTTAATAGTATTGCAACAATTTAAACTATAAGGAGAGAAGATGGACGACATACTATTACTAACTAAGACACAAAGATCTCTATCAGAAAGATTGCAAAACATAGGTGATACAATTCTAGCTGGAGGGGTTGACAATATGGAGAAATACAAGTACTTAATAGGACAGGCGCATGCCATACAATTAACATTACAGGATATCTCTAACCTGCTAAAACCTAAGGAGCAAGAAGATGAGCAAGGAAACGTTATCGACATCGGAGACGGCAAAGGAAGCACCAAAAATTAAACTTGGTCTTCAAGACAAATACGAAGAAGAGAATAAAAATTTACCCCCAGAACCAGAACCTTTAACTCCAGAAAATATTGGAACTGAAACGGTTGCTGAGTTACCTGAACCATCGGGTTATAGATTATTAGTTTTACCTTTTACTCCCAAAAGCAAAACAAGAGGTGGAATTTTATTTTCCCAAGAAACTTTAGATAAAGCAAGAATAGCTACAACATGTGGTTATGTTTTAAAGATGGGAGATTTAGCATACACAGATAAAGATAAGTTCGGAGATCCGTGGTGCAAAAAAGGTGATTGGATTATCTTTGCTAGATATGCAGGATCAAGATTACCGATTGAAGGTGGAGAAGTGAGAATACTTAACGATGATGAAGTTTTAGGAACTGTAAAAGATCCTGAATCTCTTCTTCATTTCATTTAACAAACATAGGAGAAACTATGCCAGACGAAAATATAAGACCATCGGAAGAACTAATTGATGTAGGTGAAACAGTTGGAGCAGACATTAATTTAGATGAAAAAGGAGAACCGGAAAAACAAGAAGAAATTCTAGAAGAAAAAATAGAAGTTGAACAGGTTCCAGAAGATAAATCTTTTGAAAACGAAAGAGAAGTTAAATTAAAAAAAGCAAAACCAGAAGATGAGTTACAAGATTATAGTGATAGCGTTCAAAAACGTATTTCTAAACTAACTCGTAAAATGAGAGAAGCTGAAAGACAAAGAGAAGAAGCTGTTCAGTTTGCTCAAGCAACTAAATTGGATAAAGATAGATTAGAAAAGAAACTTTCTACTTTAGATCAATCTTATGTTAATGAGTTTGAATCAAGAGTTACTACAAATATGGATGCTGCAAGACAAGCATTAAGAGTAGCTATTGAAGCTGGTAATGTAGATGATCAAGTTACAGCCCAAGAAAATATGGCTAAGCTTGCTCAGGATGCATCAAGACTAGGAGCATTAAAAAAACTTAATGAAGAACAACCAAAACAAAAAGTTGTAGAACAGCCTTATCAGGCCCCTACACCTAGAAGAGCACAATCTGATCCTAAAGCAGAAGATTGGGCTAGTAAAAACACTTGGTTTGGTACTGATTCAGCAATGACTCATACTGCGTTTGATCTTCATAAAAAATTGGTGGAAGAAGAAGGATACGACCCACAATCTAACGAATATTATGAGGAAGTTGATTCAAGAATAAGACTTGAATTTCCCCATAAGTTTGATAAGATGGATAACACTTCTACAGAAAGAGCAAAACCTGCTCAGAATGTAGCTTCAGCTAGACGTTCGAGCTCAACAGGACGCGCAAGAAAAACTGTGAAACTCTCGCCCTCACAGGTAGCAATTGCTAAAAGATTAGGCGTGCCATTAGAAGACTATGCGAAACAATTAAACATCACGGAAGGACAATAAGCATATGGAAAATGATAAAATAAAAACTTCACGTGCGAGTCAAACAAGAATTAAAGCGGAAGCTAAAAAAACTTGGACTCCACCCTCATCACTCGATGCACCCGACGCACCAATCGGATACAGACATAGATGGATAAGAGCTGAAACTATGGGGTATAATGATACCAAAAACATAGCAGCATCTCTAAGAGAAGGATACGAGCTTGTAAGAGCTGATGAATATCCTGAAGGAGACTTTCCAGAAATGACCGAAGGTAAATTCGCCGGAGTAATCGGAGTAGGAGGCCTGTTGCTGGCAAGGATACCAGAAGAGATCGCTAAGCAAATCGAAGCTTACTATGATCAGCAGACTAAAGATAAAGATGACGCTGTGAACAACGATCTTATGAAGGAACAGCATGCAAGTATGCCTATCAATCAAGAGAGGCAGTCACGTGTAACTTTTGGTGGTTCTAAGAAATAATTTTTTAGTAATTTCTAAGTCCAACAGAATAAAATAAATCAGTACTGGAGGCCTTTCGAGGCAGGTACATAATAAAGGAAACAAATATGTTACAATCGGAAAGAAAAGGATTCGGATTTAGACAAGCCCCTACAGTTGGAAATACTCCAGCTACAGGTGGTCAATCTGAATTTCAAATCCAAACAGCTCCCGGCAAGTCTACGTTCAAAGGTTCACCTGTAAATATACAATCAGCAGGTAACGTCGGATTCCTACAAAACGCTGCGCAAGCAACGATGGATGATGGAGTAGTTGGCGGAGCAGCCTGGTCTAATGCCGTAGGCGCAACTGGAGACATTGTTGGAATTTTCAACGGAGCTTTTTATATAGACTCTACTGGAAAACCAACTTTTGCAAACTCAGTTGTTGCTGGTGTTACAACAAGTAAAGACTACAACACAGGTAGTGATAATATCACTGCTTTTGCAAATACTAACCCTGCACAAGAATATTCTTGCAGATTAGATGCAGCTTTAGCAGCAAATGCTGCTGCAGCACAAGCGCTTCTAAACTCAGAGAATTTCTTCAACCCAAACAACGAAGTAGATGCGGATGCTATAGACGGACTGTCTAGAATCGATCTTAACGTTGCAACAGTTGGAGCAAGTGCAACAAACGGAATGTTTAGATTGGTAAGAAATAGTAATATACCAGAACAGAAAGACCTGCTAGTTGCAGGCTGTAATGTTATAGTTGTTATTCAACCAGACTCAGCATTGTACAATTAAACCCAAATAGGAGAATAAAAACATGGCAATATCAAGAGCACAACTAGTTAAAGAACTAGAGCCAGGTCTAAATGCACTATTTGGACTTGAGTACAAACAGTATGCTAACGAGCATAGTGAAATTTTTGACACAGAATCATCTGACAGAGCCTTCGAAGAAGAAGTAATGTTATCTGGTTTTGCTAATGCAGCAGTTAAACCTGAAGGCCAAGGCGTTCAGTTTGACGATGCACAAGAAACTTTCACAGCACGTTACACAAATGAAACAATCGCTTTAGCGTTTGCAATCACAGAAGAAGCTATCGAAGATAACTTGTATGACAGACTAGCGTCTAGATATACAAAAGCGTTAGCAAGATCTATGGCGAACACTAAGCAAGTTAAGGCAGCAGCAGTATTGAACAATGGTTTCAATGCAAACTTTGCTGGTGGTGATGGAAAAGCTTTAATGGCTTTAGACCATCCTACAATTGCGGGCACATTCAGCAATGAATTATCAACTCCGTCTGACCTTAATGAAACTTCATTAGAACAAGCGTTAATTGACATCGCAGCGTTCACTGATGAAAGAGGCCTAAAAATTGCGGCTAGAGGAATGAAAATGATTATTCCTTCTGAGCTTCAATTTACTGCTGACAGACTTATGAAGTCTGAAGGTAGAACTGGTACAGCAGATAATGATATCAATGCAATCAAAAACATGGGGATGATTCCTCAAGGTTACGTAGTAAATCACTACTTAACGGCTGCAAAAAAATGGTTCATTAAAACTGACGTTCCAAATGGTCTTAAACATTTTGTTAGATCACCTATCAAAACTTCTATGGAAGGTGACTTTGACACAGGAAACGTAAGATACAAAGCTAGAGAAAGATATGTATTTGGATTCTCTGATCCAAGAGGCATATTCGGATCTGACGCAGTATAATAAATAATTTAAAGGGCCGCCTAAAAACGGCCCTTTTTTTAACTACAACAAGGTGTGTAAATGAAAAAAACTACTATAACTATCTGGGCCTATAACTATCATGCACAATTTAATGTTGAGCATGTTGACGATACAGCTAAAAGTGTTGAGAATGCAATACTTGACAAGCTAGGAGAAAACAGTATAGTGTGGGAGTATCTCGGAGATAGTTATCATACGGGATTAAATCGAATAACTTATGAGGAGGTTATAGATGATACAAGACCTATACAAACAAAAAAGGTCCTTGGAGTTGAAGTGGCAACAGGAGCACCTAGATAATAATAGGTATACTCTTGAGATGGTTAAGATTGATGACAGAGTAAAAAGAGTCATTACTGATATCAAGCTGGAAGAAGCAGCTATTGCTCATAGACAAAATCAAGTTGATGGCGTCACTCCACAAGTTTCTGTAGCAACTTAGACAAAAGCTACATCGCTGAAATGCATAAATACCTTAGGATCTCTTGCACTCTACTTAAAAATCATATATAAATATCTAACTATACATTTAATTAATAATATATTTTACATAGACGCTGTATAGTCGACGGCCTAGAGACTATGTAGAATGAACTAGGAGAACATATCATGGCAACAACTACTTTTTCGGGACCTATTAAAGCGGGAACGATCTCAAACACAACAGGAACAATACTTGGTGAAAATATAAAAAACACAGGTCAAGTTTTAATGTCTCAATCAATACTGATTAGTATGGCAGCAGCAGCTGGAGTAAATACTTACAACGTAGGTGTAATACCTAAGAATTCACAGATAGTAGAAGTACTAATGCGTTTTGCAATAGGTAGTAACGCAGGAACTAGTGCGACTATGTCGATTGGTAAAACTGATTCAGGTGGAGCAACAGCAGCTTTTTATACTGCGGCTCAAGATGCTAAAACTGCAGCAGAGCACACACAACAAACTTCGGCTTTTGATAATATGGATCGTGTTAATGAAGATACGAGAATAACTGCTACTCTTACAACAGTAGGAACAACATCAACTGCAGGTCAAGCGTCTGTAACAATTACGTATATTCAAGCAAATCTTTTGCAAGATAAAGCGGCTAACTAGTAATAATTAATTAAGTGTGGGCTTCGGCCCACACACAATTTAACAGGAGAAAACATATGTCAGGCGGCGGATCATTTTCAAGCGACCAAACAACATTAAACTTAGCTGTAATTGCAACAGATACTTTAGCAAGATTGGGTAGAGCTAGAATTACTTCTATTCAAGGATTAGGAATAGCAAGTTCTACTTTACTTTTACATAATGCAGCAACTGCAGGAGCAGCGGCAGCAGATAATTTAGTAGCAACATATAAATTTGGAACAGAAGGACTAGAAGTTTATGTACCAGGTTCTGGAATTCTTTTTGATAAAGGAATTGTATTTAATTTAGCTGGAGCGGGTGGAAGTGTTACTTTAACTATTACCGGCGGATAAGGTTTATACATGGCGACTATTACTTATACAGTTACGGTTGCAACTGGTACTAACGAGTATAGTGCAAACGTAAACAAATATTATATAAACGGAGAAGTAAGTCCTGTCTTGTATTTACAAGAAGGTAATACTTATATTTTTGATCAAGCTAATACTACAAATACAGGTCATCCATTAAGATTTTCATCTACTAAATTAGGAACACATGCATTACCAGCAGGATCAGGTGTTGAGTATACAACAGGTGTAACTATAGTTGGAGTACCTGGACAAGCAGGAGCATATACTCAAATTGTTGTCGCTCCGGTAAGAACAGTAGGCGCTCCAGTATTATTTTACTATTGTAGCATTCATGTGGGAATGGGTAATACTGCACAAACAATAGCACCCACTTCAGAAACTACAGAATTTAATCCACAAATAGATGAGATTATAGAAGAAGCATATGAAAGAACTGGAGTATTAGGAACTAGAACAGGTTATCAATTAAGAAGTGCGAGAAGATCATTAAATATATTATTTCAAGAATGGGGTAATAGAGGTGTTCATTTATGGAAAGTAAAACTTGCTAAAATTCCTTTAGTACAAGGACAAGCAGAATATAGTTTTGCAACAGATAGTACTAATTTTCCAGAAGATATTGATGAAGTTTTAGAAGCATATTATAGAAATAATTCTACAATTACTGCTCCTCAAGATGTAGCTTTAACTAAAATAGATAGATCACAATATTCACAAACTCCAAATAAATTAACTCAAGGAACACCATCACAATATTATGCACAAAGAAAATTAAATCCTAGTATTTTTTTATATGCTACTGCAAGTGCAAGTATTTCAAGTACAACTACTCCAAGTAACTTTCAATTTTGTTTTTATTATATGGCTAAAATTCAAGACGTTGGTGCATATAGTAATACTTCAGATGTAATTAATAGATTTTACCCATGTATGATTTCAGGACTTGCATATTATTTAAGTCAAAAAGTTTCTCCAGAAAGATCTGGTGAATTAGAAAGAAGATACGAAGGTGAAATGTTAAGAGCGTTAGATGCTGACAATCAAGGAACGTCTAGCTTTATATCTCCACAAACATTTTATGGAGATGGTGTATAATGGCTGGTTATGCTTCAGGAAAAAATGCATTAGCAATTTCAGATAGATCAGGAATGAGATTTCCTTATTCAGAAATGGTTAGAGAGTGGAATGGATCTTTAGTTCATTACTCAGAATTTGAAGCCAAACAACCACAGCTTAGTCCAAAACCAGTTGGTTCAGATCCAATAGCTTTATTTAATCCAAGACCACAAAGAGCTTCAGTAGCTAGTTTAATTTTATTAGAAAATAATCCATTTGAAATTGTTGTTAGTGCCGCTGACAATAATACTTATGTAAATGTATATTCTTTAGATCATCAAAGAAAAGCCGGAGACATAGTAAGATTAAGAGGAGCACCAGAAGTTATATCTGCAGGAACAGGTGGATCTGATGCACATAATTTACAATCATTCGCTCCTATTCCAAACATAGAAGGTGTAACAGATATTGATTCTGCAAATGGTTTTACAATTCAATTAGGACAAATAAATAAAACTGGAAATGTAACTGGTAATACTACCAATGATGTGTTAACTAATCCTATAAGTTATTTTTATTTTCAAAGTGCGGACAACTCTACAGCAGGTAGTGGATTAAAAGCAGGTGGACCAAGTTGTTCAGCAGGTCCTGTGACTTTAGAAGTAGTAGGAGGAAATTCTTAATATGGCATATACTTTACTAGACTTACAAACAGACATTAGAAATTATACAGAAGTAGGAACTAATGTATTTAGTGATGCTATTTTAAAACCTATTATTATTAATGCAGAAAATAAAATTTATAGAGAAGTAGATGCAGATACCGATAGATTCTACGCTACATCAAGTTGTATTATTGGAAACAGATATGTAACTATTCCAGATGATTTAAGATTTATTAGATATGTTCAATTAACAGATTCAAGTGGAAATCAATATTATTTAGAACAAAGAGATACCTCTTTTATGGCTGAATATTATACTACTCCAAACACAAATTCTGTAGATATACCTAAGTATTATGCCAATTGGGATGAAAACTTTTGGGTAGTAGCCCCTACACCAGACAAAACTTATGCAATAACATTAGCTTTTAATAAAGAACCTTTTAGTATTACAAATGCTACACAACCAATAGCTGCTCCTTCTTCTACAAATGGAACTTATTTATCTAATAAATATCAAGATTTACTTTTATACGCATGTTTAGTAAATGCATATGGGTACTTGAAAGGTCCACAGGATATGATACAATATTACAATCAAGCTTATGAAAAAGCATTGATGTCGTATGCGATCGAACAACAAGGTCGAAGACGCAGAGATGAATATGGTGATGGAGTTATTAGAACTGTATTGGAATCTAAAAACCCATCAAGCAACAAATAATTAATTTAGGAGAAAAAATAAAATGGCAAACATAGTACCTACTTCTTTCGCACAAGAATTGTTGAAAGGAAATCATAACTTCGCACAAGCTGCCGGTACAGGTGGTGGTGCAGGTGGTTATAAAATTTCATTATACACAAATAATAGTGGTAATGTTGGAGCATATTCTGCAGCAAGTACAATTGCATTATTAGGACCCTCTGGTGGTGGAGCACCTAATTTTGAAGTTGCTACAACAGGTGGAACACAATACGCAGCAGAACAATTAGTTACAGGAACAGTTGCAAATCAAACAAATGTTGCAACAGTAGATTTTGGAACAAACCCACAATGGGGAACAGGAACTCCAGCTACGTTTACAGCTAGAGGAGCAGCAATTTATAAAAATACTGGAAATGCAGCAAATGATTTATTAGTTGTAGTTTTAGATTTTACAGCAGATTTTTCATGTTCAAATGGAACTTTTACAGTTACGTTCCCAGCTCCGGCTTCAGGAACACCTGCTGGTTCAGATGCATTATTAAGTATAACATCGTAATAGGATTAAAAAGTAAATGGCGTTAGTAATAAATGATAGAGTAAAAGAATCTAGTTCTACAACAGGCACAGGTGCGTTTGCACTAGCCGGTATAGTTCAAGGTTTTGAAACTTTCTCAGCAGGTATTGGTAATAGCAATACAACTTATTACGCTGCTTACGAAGCAGGAACAAATAATTGGGAAGTTGGTCTTGGAACTTTAGATGGTTCAAGTGCCAACCTTGCAAGAACAACTGTTATTACTAGTTCTAATTCAGATAGTTTAGTAAATTTTACATCAGGTGGTTTAGAAGTATTCTGTACTTTACCAGCAAGTAAAGCAGTTTATTTAGATGCTAGCGGTACTCCCGTTGGTGCAGCAAGTGATGGTTTTGCAGTAGCAATGGCGATCGCTTTATAGTATAACAAAAAGGAATAAAAATTATGGCACAAAATTTTGCATCAGTAACAGCTCAACTAGGAACAGGAACTACAACTTTGTATACTAATGCAAGTTCAAGTCCTACTTCAGCCGATGCTATTATAGGTATTAGAATGGCTAATATTTTAACAACAGCAATTACTATTTCAGTCTTTCTTTCTCCAACAGGATCAGGAACTGTTTACATTGCAAAAGATTTAAGTATACCACCAAACAGTTCAGTAGAATTAGTTCAAGGTGGAGCAAAATTTGTATTGAATGATACAGATGTATTAAAGGCAACTTCAAGTGCTGCCTCTTCAACAGATGTAGTAGTAAGTTTAGTTAAAGCAATTAGTACAACAAGTTAGGATTTATAAATGAGTGATTACTATAATGAAATATATATAGGTAATAAACCTGGTTCGGAACAGATATATACTCATGCGGAAACTATTAATAATAAAGACATCGTAATCGAATCAGCGGTTCTCGCTGGTCCAGTCACTTTCCCCAATACAATCACAGTAACAGGAACGTTGGTAATAGTATAATGTCAAAAATAGAAGTAAATGCAGTTGAACCACAATGTGGAACTACTTTAACGCTTGGTGCTTCTGGTGATACTGTAGCTTTAGCTTCAGGTGCAAGTCAAACAGGTTTTGGTAGAACAGGAACTGTAGATTGGCAAACAGGAGCAATTAAAACAGCAACTTTTACAGCAGCAAATGGCGAAGGTTATTTTGCAAACACTTCAGGTGGAGCGTTTACTATGAATTTACCAGCAGGTGTTGCTGGAGCAATTGTATCAGTTGTAGATTATACAAATACTTTTCAAACAAATAATTTAACCATTTCACCAAACGGATCAGAAAAAATTGGTGGAGTTGCAGAAGATGCAGTATTAAATACAGAAGGACAATCAGTAACTTTTGTTTATATAGATGGAACTGAAGGTTGGAAAAATGTACAAGATTCAACAAGTAACGTTACAGGAACATCTTTTATATGTGCTTCAGTTTCAGGTGCTTGTAATACTTTAACAACAGTTGATACAAATTTTAAAATGGCTATTTTCAAAGGTCCAGGAACATTTACAGTTAATTCTGTAGGAACTTCTGCTCCAAATAACGTAGTAGATTATTTAGTAGTAGCAGGTGGTGCATCAGGTGGTAAAGGAAATGCTGCAGGAGGTGCCGGTGGAGGAGCAGGTGGTTTAAGAGTATCTCCAGGAACATCTACAGGAAGTTGGACAGCTTCTCCTTTAGGAGCTTCTCCGGCAGCAGCTTTGCCTGTTACGGCAACTGGTTATCCAATCACAGTAGGTGGAGGTGGATCAGCTATAACTAGTGCTGGTCAAAATGGAAATCCAGGTTCAAATTCAATTTTTGCAGGGACAAGCACAATAACATCAGCTGGTGGAGGTGGAGGTAGCGGTGCTTGTACAGGACAGGAAGCCGAAGCTGGTGGAAGTGGTGGTGGAGGTACTCCTATTGAAGCACCTGCAAGACCCGCAGGAGCAGGTAATACTCCTCCAACAAATCCTTCTCAAGGTAATTCTGGTGGAACAGGTACTCCTTCAGCTGGTTCTGGTTATCCATCTGGTGGTGGTGGTGGGGCTATTGCTAGTGGTCAAAATGGTGGACCGGGAAATTGTGCTACTGGTGGTGCCGGTGGTGCTGGTGCTCAAGTAAACATATGTGGTAATAATTATTTTTGGTCTGGTGGTGGTGGTGCTACTGCTTGGGTTGGTTATGGTGGTGGCGCTGGTGGATCTGGTGGTGGTGGAGGTGGTGGTGGAAAAACTGCTGGCGGAACAGGTTCAACAACTGGTATAAATAATGGTGCAAACGGAAGTGGTGAACCAACTATGAATGGTGGAGCCGGAGGTATTAATACAGGTGGGGGTGGAGGTGGATCTAATAATCCTGGAACATCTGGCACAGGTGGATCAGGTGTAGTAATAATAAGATATAAATTTCAATAATTATGACAAGTAAAATTAAAGTAGATAATATAAATAAAGTTTCAGATGATTCAAACATTATTAATAAATGTGGAACTAACATCACTATGGGTG